TTAACAACAGCTATCAGGCCACAGCATTCAATAGGTGAGTCATGAGTCGCGTGTTCAAGGATCTGTTGCCGCAGCGACTCAGTCAGCTTCATCGAATCAATCCTGCGCCTGGAAATGAACCGAACGGCAGCTCACCGTTCTGTCCAAACCGTAGCTTGCACGATGCAATGCGCTTGCCGCATACATCATCTGCCAACGCACTGACGGAGTTGCCATTTACATCAAAGTAATTGCTGCCTGAATACCCACATTCAGCACTCCGATAAATCCACTGACAGGTGTTAGCGACAATCTGACGTTTCGGGATTTTCTGGCCTACAAGGTCGAATGCACTTGATAGCTCAAAGGTGACAATGTCCCGTGTCTCTGTTGCTTTGCGCGAGATTCTCCAGATCTCGTCTGGAAATTTGGCATTGGGGTCAGCGCTGCTTTCACCGTCGATATAACGCTTTAAGGTGCGGATTCGTTTGACAGTTGCACCCGTCAGGTCGTTGCCTGCAGTTGTCTGATTCACAAGAGCCAAGACGGTAGTCATGTTGCCGTCGAGGTTTGCAATTGTGATTGTTGGCTGAGGCAGTGCGCCAGTAGAGCGCATCTCAAACCCATCAGCAATCACAGGCATGCGTGTGTAAGCATTGCCGTTCCACACGATGTTGCCTGTCACAGCAGCATTGCTTCCTGCATGAAAGCGGTAAACATCAGAACTACCGTGCAGTGTGCTGTCTAGTTGAAGCTCAAACAGCTCAATGATTGCACTAGGAGCCAGAGCAGAAACGTCCTCATAGACACTGCTGATTGCAGTCCAGACACAGGTGTTGTCTGTAATCGTGCTGCCAATATCAGTCGGCCAGCTAGGTTCACTACTTGCAGAGGTCCCAGCAGTAGTACAACGAAACCACAGGCCAGAAGCCTGTTCTGTTGTCGCCCTGCGAATGTCGCCGACAGAAAAAGCTGTACTAGCGGCCCAAGCTGCTACTGCCATTACGGTTCAAATACTTGACGGAAAGTTGCCGAGATCTCGTTGACGTTGGCATAGCGATGTGTGCGCTGCCAGCTATCGACTACCCACTTGTATGCAGTGGTGTCATCAAGCGGAGTCCAATCAAACGCAGCATTATCTGCAGCTCGTGCATCAAAAAATGCCTCGATAGCATCAGCATCAGTGCTGTCTTTTGCAGTCCACTTCAACTGCCAAACACGCGGATTTTGATTCAAGCCGTAGGTCAAGCGGGTTTCAAATCCGTCCCCGTACTGCACCTTGCGTACATTCGGAGCAGAGCGGCGAACAGCACCAAAGTCAGGCGTTGTCCCGCCTGTGCTAGTGCCAACAGTCGCGTCGTTAAATGTTGCCATCAGACACCTGCCAGCAGACCACCAGGACGCTTCTGCTTGATTAGCTCAGCCTGTACAGCAGAACCGATTGCATTACCAAGTTGAGCAGCTTGATTGGAATCGCCTTGCACAGCAGAACCAGAGGCATCAACGTTCACAACTACGTTACCGCCAGCACCGCCTGCTGCCTCAACACCAAGGCGACCTGAAGGGCCACGACGTAGCGGCATGATTGCTTCAGGGCCAGCCTCGCCCATGAGGCCAGCACCGTTTGCCAACGGGAAGATAGTTGGCTGATTGACGATGCCACCACGAGCAAATGGGACGACCTTGTTTTGATAGAAGACGTTGCCGTTTGCACTGTTAATGATTTTGTCAAAGCCAGGAATCGTGCTGAACAGTGTCTTGACGCCGAACTGAATAAACAAGTTGGCTGCCATCTTCAGCACGTTACCTAGCACATCACCCAAGGTTCTGGCTTTCAGAATCACGTCTGAAATGCCTTGAGCCATGTTGTTTCGGAAAGAAAGAGCAATGTCCTTGGTGAGCTGCTCAGTTTTTGTAAGCGTTTTATTTAAATCTTCTGCACCATCTTTCTCCTGTTGTCTTAGTTTTATTCCATCTTTCAAAAGCTTGTTGAGGCTAATTTGTAGCAGCCTTCTTTGCTCTCGTGCTGTAATCGTGCCTGCTTCAAACTTGAGAGCTATGCCCTCATTTCTAATTAAATACTCCGTTTGGGCGACTAGCTCAAGGTTTTGTGTCCTAATGGCTTCACCCAATCGCTCCTGCAAATTCACCATTCTTTCACTTGTATCTGTTGGCTTGCCACTGCCAGCAGTTGAAAGATCAGGAATAATTGGTTTAAAACCGTCTCCAGGACGTGCCTGCTTAATATCTTCTCTGATGCGAATCAATGCCTGAGCATCAGCCAGTTGCTTAGTGACTTTATTTCTTTCTGCCTCCACTTCTGCAATTGCCGACAATATTGAGGCCGCCCCTCCTTGTGTAGGGTCTACAGCTCCAGGGCCTTGACCAAAGGCACCAGCGCCACCAAGTAGATCTGCTTGTGGCCTTTGTTGCCGCGCACGTCTCAAATCCTGCTGCAAGCCACCTAGTTTTAAATTCAACGCTGTTTGCTGTGCAGTTAGCCTTTCAATTCTTGCTCCTTCGCTAATTCCCAAAAAGTTGTCTAGAGCTGTCGCCGCAGCAGTGATGGTCTCAACAATGCCTGTAAAAACCTCTTGGAAAGCAGCACCAATTGGACGCAGAATCCGTCCAACTGCCTCGTTCATTTCAGAAAGTGCAACAGCTAAGCGATCACCAGCTGCCTCAGGACTGCTAGCAATCACTTTTGCCGTTTCTCCGTATTTTTTGAAAATGCTTTCTGCAAACCTCTGAAAATCAAGCAGGCTAACTTCACCCTTCTCAAGAGCCTTGTCTAGTTCTTGAGGCGTCTTGCCCATAGACGCCGCAAACAGCGTAAATGCACCAGGCAAACGCTCACCAATCTGTTGACGCAGTTCCTCAGCACTTACCTTGCCCTTACTGAAGACCTGAGCAGTTGCAGTCAAAGCAGAATCAATGTCTTGCAGTGATCCGCCAGTAGCTCTAGTCGCAGCAACGATGCCGTTAAAAGCAGTCTTAGTGTCTTCAAGATTGCCACCTGCACCTTGTACTGATGCCTGCAGCTTGGTGAACTGACGAGTAATAATTTCCTGCGGGATAGCAAACCGCCGCGTGCTTTCGGTGATGAACCGCAGCGCATTCTCATAATCTTGCTGGCTTGTCGTAACACCCTTCAGCGCGATACGAAGCTTTGCTAACGAAGCTGCATACTCTGCAGTGCCTCCCAAAGCCTGCCTAACGCCGCCGACTTGTGCGCCAATAGCACCACCAACAACAGCGCCTGCAGGGCCGCCAACAGAGCCAATCAGAGCGCCAATAGCGCCTTCAGGACCGCCAAACACACCTGCTGCAGCAACTGCACCAGCAGTCTGTGCCCCTCGCCTTAGTCGCTGTCCAAGTGTCGAGCCTCCGCGTCCTTGTGCCTTCTGCAGTTGTGCATCGAGACGCTTTGCATTCTCAGTAGCAACCTTAAATTCACGGCTGCCAATCTTTACCTGCTCAGAAATATCACGCCATGCATTTCTGTAGCCACGCAGATTGGCAATACTCTGCGTGCTATTACGCTGAATCTTTTTCAACTCAACAGACAGCTCACGAAACTGACGATTGGCAGGCGCTGCAGCCTTCGAGCCAAGATCATTCAGCGATTTCGACAGCTTGTCGACTTCACCCTTGCCTACGGCTTTGACAAGAACCTTCAGCTCGGTAGTGACAGCGGCCATTAGTTCTTCTTGCTAAAGCAGGCGAGAGCGGTGAACTCCATGATCTGCAAGCCTTCAAAAAGAAGCTGCTGATCTTCCACTGGATACAGTGTACAAAGCCAATTCAGTGATGCATAGTCGAGTCCAACAGGGCCTCCCATGCTCACACGCCATTGCGTCTGAATACGCAAGAACATCTGAACTGTGCTCCAGTTCTCTTCCCAGACTTCGCAGTCTTTATCGACAGATTCAAGCTTCACTGCAGCAAGCTGATCGTCAGACATGCCTAATGCCTTCAGATCAGCCTCCCGCTCGTCTATAACGCCGCCTTGCGCCCAATAACGGGCTGCGGCCTCTAGTTTTTTGCTGGTGCGCCTTGCAGGCTGTCAAGGTAACCAGCCATCACACCACGCAAGAAGTAGGTGTCGTCCAGCAGCTCAGTCTTGAAATCTTCTGAGAACGGGATTGGCTTACCGTCTTCATCAGTGATGTCCTCCCACCCAAGCAAGACATCAAAAATCAGACTTTCAGTGGCTGCATCATCAAGATCTTCAAACGATCTACGGCCAACCTTTTTAAAGATGGCCGTAAACGTTTCTTTCTTGTACTGACCGTTGTCGGGTAGTTCTACCGTGACAGGCCACTTGTAAGAAGTGACCTTGGTGTACTTGAAACCCATGAATTAGGTGAAAGCCAGACTGAAGGAATTATTACCTGCAGTCGTAGGAAGTGCCAAGTAAGGCATCGTCAGGCTGATAACACCGTTGGTGTCGCCGTAGCTGATGCCAGTCACATCCGTCTGGCCCATCGTCAACGTAGTGATGTTGCCAGCAGTACCACCAAGAACGATGCTGCTGCTTGCGGTGCTGTTACCACGTGCATCCTCGAAGTAGTCAGTGGTGCT